TCATGAACTTTATTTACCCATTTAATTTCTGGTTTATTTTTCCAAATTCTCCATTGATAATCAGGCCAATTAACCCACCCTTTTTCATTTACATTCCATCTCCATTTATTGATATGTTCTTGAGTTAATCCTTCTACTGTATTTACTCTAGGAACTAAATAAACTTCATTGTCAGGATTTGCTTCTAAAATTAAAGGTAAATTATCTATTAAAGACTTATTTGGGGTTTCATCAGCATCTATTTGAAATATATAATCCCCATTACAATAATCAGTTAATTGGTTTTTCCAATTAGCAAAATGCCCATTAAAATCTAATCCTCTCCAAAACTGAAAGTTTGGATATTTAGACTGTTTAGTTAACCAACTTGCAATTTCCTCTGTACCATTTTTTTGATCAAAAAGTACAATGATTTCATCCTGTTGTCTTTTATTTTGTCTTACAAAATTTACAAGTTTTTGTATTTCTACAAACTCATTACAAACTGTTATTGCATAACTTATCTTCATATCTATTCTGGTAATACTCCAATATATGAAAGAGCATCCATAAAGTCACGTTCTTTATAATTAGATAATGTAGTCATATCCATTTTAAATTCTTTTTCTTCATCTGGGATAGCTTTTACAGCTGACCATCCCCAATCATATCTACCATTTCCATTGGCAAATACCATTCCTTTATCTTTAATATTAATAATAGTAGGCATCCATACTTTACCAGTATCTTCTTCTTCATCCATTAATTCTTTATGAAGTTCAGGTAATAATTCAAATTGTTCATTAAAAAATTTTGAACCTTTTTTCATTAAAGAATTAGACTGAAAACCACACCCATAACATAATTCTATAGATATGTCTTTAGTTACTTCTTGAGTATAACAGGCATCAGAACCACAACGACTACATTCTTGTAAAGCATCAAATTTCATAATTTATATTTTTTCTAATTTTGGTAAACTCAGTTCTGGTAGATTTAATTGGACTTGTTTTGGAAATTCAGGTACATTTGAATCTAAAACATTATTTATTAATTCATCCATTTTACCCCAACTAAAATTATTTTTGACGTATTTTATTTGTTTTTTCGATTTTTTAAGTGCCTTATTATACTTTTTATAAACTTCTTCAAAATATTGTCCTATATGACTATCATCAGCTTGGAACCATTTAGACTCTTTAATTAACCATTTATTAGCAGCACTATCATGAACGTTTTCTAATTTACCTGGGATTAAGTAAGTATTATTTTTATGTAAAAAATCAACTTGACCACTCCATCCTGACGCTATAATTGGCTTACCTGTTAAACCAAATTCTAATAAAGGTCTACCATATCCTTCCCCTTTAGTTAAACTAACCATAGCTTTAACTTTTGGGTTATTATATATTTCATTCATTTCACTGTCTGTAAAATCTCCATTTAATATATAAATGTTAGGTAAATCTTTAGAATTTACTGATTTTTTTAGAATATTTATTTTATTTAAAATCTCTTCTCTACTAATATATGAAGTAACTCCGGTTGTAGCCTTTAATATTAATGCCGGTTTATTTTGTTTATTTTTAAATATTTCTAAAAATGCTTTTACTAATTTACCTACATTTTTTCTATCATGACCAAATTCACCTTGCATCCAATGTCCTACAAATAAATAACAGAATGATTCTTTAATATCATCTAATTTTACATTTTTAATTTCATTAGATGGAATTTGTTTATATACATCTAAATCAGCTCCTTCAAAAATAACTTCAATTGGTTTTTCTAATTTTACTTCTCCTATTGGTTGTTTTGTTTGGGGGTGGGTTTGGGTATATTTTACTTGTTCAAATATTTTTTTAGAATGTTTAGAAGATACCCAATTAATATCCATTCTATTTAAACCTTGTATCCATTCAGCTTGGCACGCAGTTGATTCTATCCCTGCAGTACAGCCTATATTATACTTCCCAATAGGTTGGAATTCATTTGGAATTGTAATTTGCATCCAAATTTCTGGTTGTACCTTCTGCCAATCGGGTGATGCTAAATGGTTTAGTAAAAAAGACCATTCAGGATTTTGTTTACAAAAACCCCATAATGTATTACCCCATCTTTGGGATAATAACTCTACTTTATATTTATCACTTTTTATAATTGACTTAATAACGTCTCTTGATCTAGCTCCATACCCTGAATAAGTATCAAATGGGGAGGATATTACAAATCTTGGTTTGCTCATTAATATATTAATTTATGGTTTAAAACTCTTCCTTTGTGCTCCGTTGCATTTACAATTTCATATTTTTCTTTAGGTTTCCATGTTTCAAATAATTCATTAAATGCTTCTATAACTCTTTTTGCTTGATATTCTGAGGTAAATCCGGCTTCTTCACTTAAAGCCCATTCTCTACCTTTTAACCCTCTAGATTTTCTTTCTTCGGAGGATAAGGAATATACTTGTCCTAATTTTTTATAAGCATCTTCCCAGTCACATCTATCATCAAATATATAAGGTGTTGGAGGTGAACCTTGGATTGATCTACTTGTTGGGTAAACTGGGAATGCCCATTCACCATGCTTTTTATAAGTACCTCTATGATTAGAAGGTATATCAGCACTTGGTGTAAACCATTTTCCATTTTCATCAACAAATCTCATTTGATCTTGCATTCCACCTGTTGTGTTAGCTATAATAGGTGTACCTGATAACATTGCTTCTGTAATGGTTAATCCCCATCCTTCATTAGATGTTAATAACATTTGAACATCTGCCATGTTATATAAAAAATTTAGTTGTTTTTGATTTAATTTTGAAGTTGAAAATTTTATATTATTTTCATACTTTTCACTAAATAAAAATTCTGTTACTTTATTTAAATCAGTACCTGCTTGTGATACCATTTCTGTATGAAGTACTAAATAACATTTTTTAGCTTTAGCCTCAGGTAAACTATCTAAAAAGCTTCTAAATGCTAACATAGTATCTGGGATTTGTTTTCGTCTAATATTTCTAGAATTAAAAAATACTACAAACTCAGGATCATCATCTCCTAATAATGATTTTCTAAACTTCTTAAATTCTTTATATTGTTTATCTTTTTCTTCAATAGGGAAATATTTAGTATGATCTAAACCATGGGGAATGTATTTAAATAATTTATTCTCAACACCCTCTAAAACTAATTTATTAATATTAACAGTTTGTTTAGAAATACCCATTAGTAAATCACATGCTTCATAGTATGGTCTATTATACATTGGAGCAGGGTAATCATCCCAAATATTTAAATATGTAATTGGAATATTTTTACGGATTTCATTTTCCATATTAAATAACCATGTAAAATATCTTGGATCAGTAACTAACATTATAGCATCAGGATTTTCAATACTAATAATTTCCCTTACTATATTTTCATTTCCATATCCATCAACTGGATATAAAAATACTGAAGCGTCTTCTATTCCTAGACTTTTATTAGTGTCTGCAGAAAGATCTAATCTTTTACCCTTTTCTGGGTGTTTAATCGCTCCTGCCATTTGTACCCAATTAAAATGTTGAGAGGTATGAAGAACTATTTCTTTTGCAACTGTTGCTACACCTGAGTGTACTCTAATATCGTCACATATTAACAATATTTTCTTCCTTTTTTCTTTAGGAAGATACTTAAAACTTTTATTCATTTTTTAATACAATTTATAGTTCGAGATCTGTTTGATTTGTAATAGCTTTACGGAAATTTTCATCTGTAAGAAACAGATAAATAGATCTATCAGCAAGTTTTTGAAATGAAAACTTTCGTTTTACACATTCAATCTTGAAATTCTCGAATAAATCGCTTTTTACTTTTACACTGGTAAGTGTCATTGGTTTTTTTGCGTTCATAGTCTTGATTTTAATAACATTATTTTAGTATACATATATTGGGATATCAGTAGATTATACCTTCCCCACATAATTCTTTTTCTTCTTTATAAGGACAAAAATTACAAGTCCATTTTGATGGTGTTTTAGGGTATGTTTTTTCTTTAATACCTCCATTTGAGGTAAAACACTCATTAATAAAACCATTGATAGCACTTTTTGCCCTACCTAATTTTATTTTACCACTTGGAGGTGTAAATTGTTGTACTCTATATGCTTGATATGGTGACATAATATTTTCATCATCTATATCTAACACTTTTCTTTTTAATATCATAAACTCAATTTCAATCTTATCTAATGGTATTCCATATTGTTCAGAAAAATATTGTTTATATAATAATAATTGGTATTGTTTATCTTCATCCTTTTTAGCATAATCATTCCAACCTTTAGTACTGGTTTTTATGTCGATTATTTTAAATGTCTCTGTTTCTTCATGGTATGTGACAACATCTAGATACCCCATGTATAATACGTTATTATACATTTTATTTGGTGCTATTATAATTGGTAACTCACAACCAACTAAATATGTACCTTTTTTACTAAAATATCTACTACGTTTTTTCTTAAACCATTCTAATATTGCTACGCCATCTTCAAAGAATTCTCTCATTTCCGAGGCATCTGAAAAATGTTCATTATTATTTTTCTTATATTGAGCTTGATATTCAGATATATAAGCATTTTGGAAATGATCTTTTATATCTATTTCCCTATCTGCTGCTGCAAATGATTTTTCGTATGCTACATCTAAATAATGTTGCATTGATTCATGTACAGCTGTCCCAAATACAGTGTGTATAGAAGACGTAAATCGTTTGATTTTGTCTTTATACTGTAATTTCCACCTATGAGGGCATCCTCTAAATATTGACATTTGAGAATAAGAAATATTCTTTTGAAATGCAAAATTTATAGGTGATGGAGGATTATTTCTAATCTCCTTTATTATTTTTGGGATTTTTTTAGCCAAATTATTTTTTCCATTTATCACGACCTACTAAAAGACCGATTATTCCATAATTAGCTATATCAATAAATGTATCTTGTATACCTTCACCTTCAACAAATGCTTTACCATTAATTAATAGGTTTTTTAAACGTGATATTTTATCAGTTAATCTAATACATAACCCAGTTAGTGAGAATTGTTTATCATCGCTGTTATTAACGATATCTCCACCTAAAGCTATGTTATTTAAACCATAATCCATATGTTTCCGAGCAAACATTTCATACATTTCTTTTTGAATTTGTTTAAACTCTTTAGACAACTCAGGATATTCTTTTTCGAATACTTGTACACCTAATTTTGTTGATACTCCTCTTTTAGCGTCCATAATTTCTCTATCACTCATATCTGTAAAATATTTTTTAATTGAATCACCCATTAATTTGCTGTTCTAAGGAAAAATACTTATCTATGGCTGCTAGTCTATCATCAGCATCAACTAACATAGCAAGTGCTTCTTCAGCATTTTTATAAAAATCTCCTGTTGTGTGGTCACCAATTCCAACTGCTCTATCACCTAGTAATTCAAGTGATAATAGTGCTTTTGCTTTATCTGCTAGTGCAGACGTACGTAACATTTCTATTAATTTTATCATTTTATTAAGGGTTTTATTTCTTTTTTACTTAATCCTATATTATCTAATATACGATTAATTTCTGGGGTATCCAATATATTTATATATTCTTTTGCTTCTTTACTGGAACATTCAAAATAATTTTTAATATAAATAACTAAATCTTTATTAGGTTGTTTTGATTTTGATTTAATATATTTATTCCATTTACTATTTTGGGGTATAAATTCTTTATATACTTGATATATAGCTCTTTTTTCTTGAGGTGGATATTCTTGAACATAATTTACTATTTCAAGATAATCCTTATTCATAGATAAAAATCTATGAACCATATAACTATTAAAAACATCCCAGTCTTTATCCGAAAACTTATCGACTGGGGTTTTATATTGGTTTATATGTTTGAGCCAATCAAATATATTAGCACAATTCATCAGCTAACTCTTCTCTTAAATCCTTAGGTACAGAATCAGTTAATATTTTTTTAGTTTCAGGATCATAAAATACTGGAATAGGTAATACGGCATCATCATCTGTTCCTGTTACAAAACGAGATACTTTACGTAAAATTACTCCTTGTTGGAAAATTGATCCACCGTTAAAATTTTTAACTTCAGTGGTGTTTTTTAAATCAATTTGAGGTTGTTGTGGTGCTTGTTGCATAATTATTTATTATTTATTAAGTTTTGAATTAACGACATTGTATTTATTTCCTTGTCGATGCGGAAATTAGCTTTATATTGGTGTTCATTTATTAAAATAGCTACTGTACCTTCTTTACCTGGTAAGTATTCATTTGCTCTATCAAATAATGATTTAAATAATTCATCAAAATCATCTACATTAGCATCAGCTATAATTTGACGAATATCATTAAATTTAGATTTACCTGATAAAGCATTAATAACTTTATCTATATAATTAGATGATACTAATATTGATTGGTCTAATTTTAATGTATTACCTTGTGTAGATAACTGTATAGTATTAATACATTTACGTAGATCAGGATAATATTGATTAACTAATGGTACTAAATCATTTATATCGTGTTTAATTGACTCTTGTTGTAAGATCCAATTTAAATGTTTAGCAACATCTTTTTTAGTTGGAGGTACAATTTTAAGTACTTGACACCTAGATTGTAGAGGATCAATAATACGTTCTACAAAATTACAAGTCATAATAAATCTTGTAGTACGAGAAAATGTTTCAATTATGTTTCTGAGCGACGCTTGCGCTTGAATCGTGAGAAAATCCGCCTCGTCCAAGATAACAACCTTGAGGGGCTTAAATGAAGCAACCGATGCGAAACCAGAGACTTTATCCCTAATAGTTTCGATCCCACGCTCGTCAGAAGCGTTAATATAAATGTGATCACAATCTAAATTTTTAATTATTA